AGGCGGCAATCTTACTAACAATCGGGCATTTGTACGAACACCGTGAGGATGTTGTAGTTGGGACGATAGCTTCACAATTACCTACCGGCACAAAAGACCTGCTATTCCCATATAGAATTCTTGGGGAACTCCAATAATGCAAGCCGGAAGATTAAGACACCGGATTGAACTCCAAGATTTCGTCGAATCCACTGACCCAACAGGGGGCAGGACGAAGGCTTGGTCGACCATCGTTATAAGATGGGCGGACATCCTTCCGTTAAGAGGTAAGGAGCGGTTCCAGGCTGCCAAAGTAGAATCAACAACAACAATCAAAATCCGGATGCGGTTTTTCTCGCAGATAAATCCAACATGGCGTATTAAATTCGGAGATAGAATTTTCAACATCAATGGAATCGCAAACGTCGGGGAGCGTAATTCCATGCTTGAAATAGATTGCGTAGAGAAATTTGGAGAGACCCCATAAATGGCACGACCAAGCGGTATTCAATTAATCGGGGACCGAAGATTAAGGAAGAAATTCAAGAATCTTGAATCCATGGCATCGCGAAACAGGGTAATCCGCAGACCGCTTTCTAATGCCTTGACGCCAATCAGCAAAGAGGCAAAGCGAGCGGTTCCAAAAAGGGAAGGGTTCTTGAAGCGAAGCATTATCAAAAAGGTTAAAGCGTTTCGGGATGGAATATGGGGCGGGGTGGGGCCAAGCACAGATCAAAAGTTCACACGCGTCGACAGTTCTGGAAAAAAATCAATCCCGTCAAAGTACGCCCCCCTTGTGGAATTTGGGACCATGCGAACACGCGCACAGCCTTTTTTACGACCAGCATTTGACAAGAAAAAGTCGATTGCCATGAAAATATTACAAAGAGGGATCTCAACAAATTTAATAAAAGAGGCCAGAAGGCCGGTGAAATAATGGACAATTTCTTTCCAGAAAGCTTCTTCTTTTTTATGACGACGCGGGCAACAATAGTTGACGTAGTTGGCGACAAAGTTTTTCCATTCGGAGCCACAGAAACCAAAAGAGAGCTGCCCTATATCACATTCGAGACAATAGACAATCTGCACGTTCACCACCAGGGCGGACCGTCAGGATTGGCAAACCCAAGATTGCAGATTGATATGTGGCACACATCCCAAAGTGATGCGGCAAAGTTATCAGACATTGTTCGAAAGGAGTTGGACGGATTTCGTGGAACGATGGGACAGCCAGGAGCGGAAACGCAAATCCGGTTAATAGCCATCGATTCAGATAATGAGGAGTTTACCCCGCTAGGCGATGGGTCGCAACAGGGCGCGCATCGTGTCCAAGCGGATTATTTTGTATGGTTTAAGGAGGACATATAATGTCACCTAGTCCATTAGTTGATATTGGAACCGGGATAACCATTGGGTTCGGAACTACCGGGTTTGTGGCGGAAATTATGGACATCACTGGTCCTAGTTTGGCGCGTGATTCAGTCGAAACAACCCACCAAGGGACAACAGGTGCAAGAACGCATATCCCGGTGGACCTTTTCGATGCGGGTGAATTAGGATTCGAGATCCATTTTAACCCGGACACCGATCCCCCGATCGATAATGTTGTCGAAGAAATAACGATTACCTGGCCGTCAGGAGCCACTTGGATATTCGATGGCTTTTTCACAGGATTCGAGCCGGGAACGCCGCTTGAGGATAAAATGACAGCATCGGTAACGATTAAAATCACAGGCGACATCGCTATTACACCGGCCGCATAATTGCCTGAATCCGGTCAATAAGTTGACCGGGTGAATTTTCCGAATCCTAACAAGGGGGGAATATGGATGATTTAACGCGGGACGCGATCCTGGGCGCGGATGATCTTCCGATCGAACAGGTCGAGGTCCCGGAATGGAACGGATCCGTTTATATGCGGACGTTAACGGGCAAACAGCGCGACGATTTCGAACAATTCGCGGTCGAAAGAAAGACAAAAACCGGAATAGATATCCGAGGCATGAGAATAAAATTGATCGCGATGTGTTTGTGTGATAAAGACGGGAAGATGTTGTTTGCCGGCCGTGACGATGAATCGAAATTGATCCAAAAATCCGGAGCCGCCCTGCAACGATTGTCCGATGTTGCGCAACGGTTGTCTGGATTGGATGATAACGAGATGAAAGAAATCGTCTCGGATTTCGGCGACGGCCCGATCGAGAGTTCTGGTTCCGATTAACGGTCGCCCTGGGATATAAATCGGTTCGGGCCGCACAACGGGGAATTAATTCCCGTGAATTCGCGGAATGGAAAGCGTTTGATCTGATAAATCCGATCGGTGGTAATCGTCAGGATTATAACGCGGCGATGGTCGCGCAAACGTTTGCGAACGTAATGGGCGGGAAATATGATGCCGCGGATTTTCTTTTGAAATACGGACCACCGGAAAGGCCGGATCCGGAAGATATCGAAAGGCGCGCGACAATAATCGCGCATCGGATGAACAAAAACAGGAAAAGAAGGGAACAAAATGGCCGCGATCGGTAAATTGGTCGTTACATTAACCGCCAGAACTGGAAGATTCCGCAAGGGATTGGCCAAGGCTAGGGCGCGTGTCACATCATTTGCCGCCGGAATCGGTTCAGCGGCAAAACGTGCGGCCAAATTTGGGGCTATTGTTACAGGTATTGCGGTAGCGGCATTGGCTGTATTCACTAAAAAAGCATTTGGAACCATTGATGCAACGGCAAAATTAGCGCGTCAGATTGGAATTTCCATCGATGGATTAAGGGGGTTAGCACGTGCCGCCGAAATTACAGGAGCCGGCCAAGCGGCATTAGAAAAAGGTCTGGGGTTTTTAACAAAGGCTCTGGGCGAAGCGGAAACTGGAATCGGTGAAGGAAAACAAGCATTGGAAGCCTTGGCGTTATCTTCCTCTGATCTTGTAGCTATCCCGCTTGACGAAGCCGTTGGAATTATCGCTGATCGCATGAACAATCTAGCGACACAATCCGACAAAGCGTTCGTGGCATCCAAACTGTTCGGGCGTGGCGGCCTCGCCCTGATTAACACGTTGGCCCTGGGATCCAAGGGTCTTGAAGAAATGGCCGCTGGTTCCATAAGGTTACAGGGAAGTTTATCGGCGTTTGATGCGGCAAAAGTAGAGGACGCAAACGACGCTATCAGCGATTTACGGGCGACATTCACCGGATTTTTTGAACGAATCGCCGTCACAACAGCCCCGTTGGTTAAATCATTAGCCAAAAGATTAACGCAAACCTTAATATTTTTCAGAGAAAACGCGTCAGCAGTTGTACCGCGGGTTCTTAATTTCTTTAAATCTATTCTGTCGGGGGCTGTGGTACTTGCCGAGGGGATAAAAGAAAACGTTAAAAGAATCCCGATTTTTTTCCAGATCAGCGCAATAGAAGCCGTTTTAATATTCGAAACAATGCGAAACAAAATGTTAACAATATTTAAAACGTTAATTACAGACATAAAAGGCGCGGTTGATTTCATTCCTACATTTTTCAGCGTCGCTTCTCTGAAATCTGTGGAATTAATTTTAGACACATTCAACACAATAAACAAAGCACGGACAGACTTTGCCGCAGGTCTTGCGGAAGGTCTCGGTTTAGAAAAAATTGGTGCCAGAATAAGAGCTACTGCAAAACAGACTTCTTTTGCTTTGGGGCTAGTAGCGAAAATTGCGGCGACAGCCGCCGATGCGGAATGGGGACAGTTTCTTGATCGGACTGGAAAACGTGGAGAGGTTCTTAGGGTTCAGATCGAAGAAATCAATAAAGAATTTGAAGCAATACGGGAAGTATTAGTTCGAAAACAGGCCGGATTATTAGGGCCGGATGGTGGCGATCCGGGTGGATTCTTAACAAAATTTGCCAAATTGATTGCTGATATTAAAGCCATTGAATTGCCGGCGACAGCGTTGGCCGAAGCCGCGGGGATAGCCGGTTCTAAAATAGGGGATGAAATAAGAAAAGCAACAGGTCTACGTCCGGCAGCAGCAATCGAGCGCGGAACCATACAAGCGTTTTCCGCTAATGTTCGATCTATATTTTCAAGTTTGGCAAACAGCGGAAAGAGAACAGTTGATAAACTGACAGAAACTAACGGATTATTGAGGCGGGGGAATGAAATAATGGCTGACCGTATTGATATAGTAACGGTAGATATAGCATAATGGCCGTCATAATAGATGAAAAAGTAAGGCCACAAACCGCACAAAAGAATAGAGAAGGCTTTTCTACAACAAGGATCTGGCAAGTTACCCTTGATTCAATAATTTTTGCAGCCTTGGCCGCTATTGATGCCGTTGCCGCCTTGGAAGCTGACATTGGGGATGCACACCCCCTACTGCCATCTTTATTCCTTGAAACATTAACACCAAGTCCAACTGGTAGCCGATTAGTGTGGGACGTAACCGGGCAATATCAACAATCATCCGGAGTATTCGGACGGGTTGGAAATCCATTAGAACTTCCGTCAAAGATTTTCTGGGGAAGTACAGCCTTTACCGCCCCTGTGGTTTCAGCATTTGATGAAAATGGCAATAGGACAATCCCGATAGTTAATTCAGCAGGTCAACCATTCGATCCTCCACTGACAGAGCCAAGAAATTCATTAGTCGCAACAATAACCTATAATTCGGAAACCTTTAATCCACTAGAAGCAGATGAATTCCAAGAATCTGTAAATGATACCCCGATAATAATTGGAAATATATCCTTGCTTGAACGCATGGCGAAAATAATAGAATTTACAGGAGAACCGCAGGAGTTTGATGACATTAGTTTTTTTTGCAGTTACTATAAAAGTACAGATAAACACAAATATAACAAAATCTAAAAACCCTCAAGAAGGAGAACCGGATATTGTCGTCGCCCAAGGATGGGATCGAGAAATATTAGATCAGGGAATATTCGGCCTAAATGATGATGATCCGCCAAAATTAGTTCCGTTAACATTAGATGATGGCGCACAAGCAACAGAACCTTTAAA